CTCTAATGTGCCGTTTTCCTTAGTCTTTTGCCGTCGTCGCGGGACCGTGACGGCGCCTGGTCCTGAGGCGGATCGGAATGTGTCGTGAGATTGATCCATGCCTGACGTGAGTGTGATCAAGAAAAAACGGGATCAGCGCGGCGGCTGGAGCCGGAAGGGGCCGACGTTTGACGGCGGCGGCTTGTCGAAAGCCGGCACGGCGAAGGATCCGATCACGTTTATCAATGCGTTGACGCACACGAAGGGCAAGCACGCGCTGGAAACCTTTAAGTTGCGGCCGTGGCAACGCCAGATTGTGAAGAAGATTTTTCAGAAGCGCGCCGATGGCTTGCGGAAGTACCGGACGTGCTTGTTGATGCTGCCTCGGAAGAACGGGAAATCAGAACTCGCGGCGGCGCTGGCGATTTACGGCTTGCTGGCCGATGGGGAAACGGGCGCGGAAGTGTATAGCGCGGCGAGTGATCGCGATCAGGCCGGCCTGGTGTTCGGTGTGGCCGCGCAGATGATTCGGAACAATCCCGTGCTCGACAATCAGTGCTACATCGTGGCGAGTCAAAAACGGATTGTGCATCGCGGGACGGGCTCGAGCTATCGCGCGATCAGTGCGGAAGCCTTCTCGAAGTTGGGGCTCAATGCCTCGATGATCGTCTACGACGAATTGCTGGCGGCGAAGGACCGCGAACTCTGGGACGTGCTGTCGACGTCGATGGGCGCACGGACGCAACCGCTGATGTTGGCGATTAGCACGGCGGGCTACGACCGGCACTCGATTCTCTGGGAACTCTATAACCACGCGAAGAACGTGCAGGCGACACCGTCGCTGGATCCGACGTTCCTGCCGATCATCTACGAGGCGCCGCCGGATGCGGATTGGACGGACGAGAAGGTGTGGCACCAAGCGAATCCCGCGCTCGGGGACTTTCGGTCGCTGGAGGAAATGCGGATTCTGGCGGCGCGGGCGAAGGAGATTCCGGCTCAGGAGAATAACTTCCGCCGGCTGTACCTGAACCAATGGACCGAGCAGGCGTCCAGGTGGATCACGATGACGGCGTGGGATTCGTGCAGCGTGCCGAAGAAGGACCTCGGCGGGCGCAAATGCTACGTCGGCATGGACCTCAGCACGACGACGGACCTCTCGGCCATCGTCGCCGTGTTCCCCGACGCGACGGGGTTTGACGTGCTCTGCCAGTTCTTCGTCCCTGATGAACGGATTCGGGAACGGTCCCGGCGGGACCATGTGCCGTACGACGAATGGAAGCGGCAGGGGTATCTGACGGCCACGGGCGGCGGCGTCGTCGACTACGACGCGATCCGTGCGCACTTAGGCCATTGGGCCAAGGTCTACAAGGTGCAAATGCTGGCGTACGACCCGTGGAACGCGACGGACCTGACGACCCGGCTCCAGGAGCAGGACGGGTTTAACGTCGTCCCCATCCGGCAAGGGTTCGCCTCCTTGTCGGCGCCGACGAAAGCCCTCGAGCAAGCGGTCCTCTCGAAGCGGCTCCGGCACGATGGGCACCCGGTGCTGCGCTGGAACGTGTCCAACGTGAGTGTCGAGACGGACCCGGCCGGCAATCTCAAGCCCTCGAAGACGCGATCGACCGAGAAGATCGACGGCGTCGTGGCGCTGATCATGGCGCTCGACGTGTTGAACCGGCAAGCCGCCATCGTGGCGCCCACGTATCAGATGGTGGTCGTATGACCGCGAAACCCGGCCGGCGGCGCCTGGACCCGGACGATACGTCCGTGCTCGTGACGTTCCGGATTACGTCGAAGGTCCTGGAGCAGACGCAGGAAGCCGCCGACCGGGTCCGGCTCAGTCACGCGGAATGGCTCCGCGCCGTCGTGACCTACGCCGCCAACCCCCACGCGAAACCCCCACGCTAAGATCGTTCCGGCTGGCCTGCTGGTGTAGACGCCGGGGGGGCTCTGGTTCTGTGGTCCCGTCCATGGTGTGCGGGGACGCGGGACGTCGGCGTCGGCGCTGGCGGGCTGGCCACTTCAAGTTAGCCAATCCCTTAACTTGAACTTGACAAATAGTCCACGTTTCTAGGTTCCTCCGACATTCCGGAGCCCAATAGTCCCCGTGGATCGGGGCTATCTGCTGCTCGATGTGAAGTCGATCGACCCGATGGCCCGCCGCATTGCGGGCATTGCGTCGACGCCCGAACTGGACCGGCAAGGCGACATCCTGGACCCGGCCGGCGTCACGTTCCGGAACCCCGTCCCGCTCCTCCTCGCCCACAACCAGAAAGAGCCCATCGGGACGGCCATCCTGACCGCCACGCGGGACGGGATCACGTTTGACGCGGTCCTGCCGACGGTCGACGAAGCCGGCCCCCTCAAGACCCGCACGGATGACGTCTGGCAGATGTTGAAGGCCGGCGTCCTCTCGGGCGCGTCCATCGGCTTTTCCATTCTCGACAACGCCGTCGAACACATCCGCCCCGGCGTGCGCAAGCTCCTGAAAACCGAAATCTGCGAACTGTCCCTCGTCACGATTCCCGCGAATCGGGCCGCGACGATCACCCTCGTCAAATCTCTATCCCAGAGGCCGACCATGAATCTCACGACCGCCGAACACGTTACGAACCTGGACACGAAACGCGCGGCGACCGTGGCGCGCCTCGATGCGATTCTCGATGCGGCCAAGGACGGCGACCGCACGCTCACGCCGGAAGAGCGGACCACCGTCGACGGGCTCACGCTCGAAGCGAAGACGCTGGCCTCGGATGCGGACCTCTATCGCCAGCGCGAACAGATCCAGATCGCGCGGGCCGTGCCGGTGGCGCCGCGCGCGTCCTTCCTGAGCATCACCGACAACACGGAACCGGGCATCCTCATGGCGCGGTACGTCATCGCCAAGATGGCGTCGAAGCTCGACAACGTCGACGCGGCGACCTATGCCGAACGGCGCTGGGGCACGTCCTCACCGGTCACGCTCGAACTCAAGGCCGCGGTCGCCGCGGGCGACACGCAGAACGCGACGTGGGCGAAGCCGCTGGTCAATCCCGTCATCTCGGCGGGCCTGATCGAACTGCTCCGCGCCGCGACGCTGCTGGGCAAGATTCCCGGCCTGAACCGCGTGCCGTTCAACGTGAGCATCCCGTCGCAGACGGCGGGCGCGACGGTCAATTGGGTTGGCGAACTCAAGCCCAAGCCCGTCTCGGCGATGGCGTTTGCCACGGAAACGCTCGGGTTCTCGAAGGTCGCCGTGATCGTCCCGCTCTCGCAGGAGCTGATCCGGTTCAGCAATCCGAGCGCCGAAGCCGTCGTGAAGAACTCGCTCGTGAAGGACATCGCGGCGTTCCTCGATGTGCAGTTCACGAACCCCGCCGTGGCGGCGGTGACGGGCCTCAATCCCGCGTCCATCACGAACGGCGCGGCGACCGCGGCGGCGACCGCGTCCCCGCTGGCCGACATGATCGGGCTCATCAATCACTTCGTCACGAACAACATCCCGATCGATGGGCTCGTGTTCCTGATGTCGCCGCAGAACGCGCTCGCGCTCTCCTTCCGGACGAACACGGACGGCTCGCCGCAATTCCCTGGCGTCGGCATTAACGGCGGCTCGTGGAAGGGCATGACGATTCTCGTGTCCAGTGCGGTGTCGACCAACGTCATCGCGTTCCAGCCCAATTCCATCCTCTACGCCGATGACGGCGGCGTGACGATTGACACGTCGACGGAAGCATCGTTGCAGATGGATTCGGCGCCCGACTCGCCCGTGGTGGCGACGACGGTGTACGTGTCCATGTTCCAGATGAACGCCGTCGCCGTCCGCGCGGAACGGTTCGTCAACTGGAAGCGCATCGGCGGCGCGAACACCGTCAAGTACCTGACGGCGGCGGCATGGGCCGCGCCGACGGGGCTCGTCCTCCAGGGCCAGAACGCCATCGACGACGACGCGCCGGCCAGCAAACGGAAGTAACGCGCCGTGGGCTTGCTGGACACGATCCGATCGGGGTTGCGCTCGGTGTTCATCCCGGGCGCAGCCAGTCCCTCGCCCGGATCGGGCGGGTGGATGCCGATTGTGCGCGAGCCCGATACGGGGGCGTGGCAGAAGAACGACGAACTCGCGCTCGACTCGGCGCTCTCGAATCCGACCGTGTTCCGGTGTGTCTCGTTGATTGCCTCGGACATTGGCAAGCTCGCCATCCGTCTGGTGCAAGTCGACAGCAACGGGATCTGGTCGGAGACGACGTCGCCCGCGTTCTCACCCGTGCTGCGGTCGCCGAATCGCTACCAGTCGCCCGCGCAGTTCTTCGAGTCGTGGATGTTCTCGAAGCTCCTCTATGGGAACACGTACGTCTTGAAGGACCGTGACGGGCGCGACGTCGTCACGTCGCTCTACGTGCTCGACCCGTGCAAGGTCAAGCCGCTCGTGGCGCCCGACGGCGCCGTGTACTACGAGTTGCAAGCCTCCGAACTCGCGGGCATTCCGTCGGGGCCGCTCATCGTGCCGGCGAAGGAACTCATCCACGACCGCTGGAACTGCGCGTTCCATCCGCTCGTGGGCCTGTCGCCGCTGTACGCCTGTGGCGGCGCGGCGCGGCAAGGGCTGGCGATGCAGTTGGCGTCGACGGACTTTTTCTCCGGCGGGGGGCGCCCGTCCGGCATGCTCATGCCGCCGCAGGGCGTCCAGTCGCTCGATCAGAGCACGATCGATCGCATCAGTCAGACGTGGAATAACCTCGGGTCCAATCGCACGGCGATTCTCGGCGACTTCCTGAAATACGAACCCGTGAGCAGCTCCGCGTCCGACGCGCAATGGATCGAGCAAATGGGCTGGACGGCGAAGACCATCGCGGGCGCGTTTGGCGTGCCGATCTCGATGGTCGACTCCAGCCAACAACCGCCCTACGCCAACAACGAGGCGTCGACGCTGCAATATCACTCGCAGTGCCTGCAGACCCATCTCACCGCGATCGAGTCGTCCCTGGACCGCGGGCTCGAATTGCCCTTCCCCTACGGGACGGAGTTCGACCTGGACGATCTGATCTGGCTCGACAACGCGACGCGCACCAAGTCCGCGCACGATGCGATCAGCGCGGGCGCGATGTCGCCGAACGAAGCGCGCCGCAAGTACTTCGGGCTCAAGCCGGTCACGGGTGGCGACTCGCCCTTCCTGCAATCGCAGTACTACAGCCTCGAAAGCCTCGCCGCGCGGGATGTGGCGGCGTCGGCACCCACGGCGCCGGCCGCCCCGGCCCCGGCGCCCGAACCCGAACCGGAGGCCGTGTAATGGCGCTCACCTTCTCGCGCGTCACGCTGCCGGGTCCGCTCCTCACGATCGAAGAGGCCAAGACCCATACGCACATCACGGACGCCGCGCTCGATGCCGACGTGCAACAGAAGGTCGACGCGGCCGAAGAGTGGGTCCTCGCCTATCTCGGCCCCGCGGCCGATGCGACGTGGACGCCCGCGACGGCTCCGCGCGTGGTGAAGCACGCGATCCTGATGTTGACAGCGCACCTCTACGACCATCGCGGCGACGATCCGGCCGTCAGCGACGGGAATATCTGGAACGTGCTCCGTCCTTTGCTGTCCCTGTATCGGGACCCGGCGCTGGCGTGATGGGCTCCGGCGAATACCGTCATCGCGTCGCCTTGCAATCGCCCGCGGGTCCGCCCGTGCCGGCCATCTGGTTCTGCGCGTTGCAGTCCGTCGGGGCCTCCGTCGTCGACGGGCAAGCGGCCTTCATTGTCCGAGGCCGCTATCACCCGGGCATCAACCTCGAGACACAGATTCTGCACGACGGGCGCGTGCTCCAGGTCCAGGCCGTGAGTGACGTCGACGAACGGCACATTGAGACGGTGCTGAGTGCCGTGGAAGTGCGGGGGCGCAAGTGAGAGCCAACGCGCTCACGCTCGAAGGGCTCGACGACCTGAAAGAGGCCCTCAAGAAGCTGCCGACCGAACTCACCCACGAAGGGACCGCGATCGTCCATGCGCACGCGACCGAAGCGGCGCGGCAGATCGAAGCGTCCTATCCAAGTTCCGGCACGGGCAACCTGAAGAGTCACGTCGTCATCGACTTCGAGTCGTCCGAAGTCCACGGCCTCGCGCGCGTCCGCTCGACGGCGAAGCACGCCTGGATTTTCGAGCACGGGACGAAGCAGCGCGAGTGGAACGGGTCCAACACGAAACGGAAGCGACCGTGGAGTGGCGCCCGCAAGAACACGGGCTCGATGCCCCAACACAAAGACACCGCGTCCTTCGTCGACATCGCACAACGTCGACGGGCCTTGATGGCCAACGCGCTTATTGAACTGGTAGAACGCGCGGGCTTCACCGTCCGCCGTTAAGGCCCATCACCCGCGAATCACAGGAGAGACGCCCATGCCCGCACCCGCCGCCCCGTCAACAATCCCGGTACCCACGGCAAAGAGGGCATCGTCGCCCTGAAGATGCTCGCGGGCGATGCCTACGTCGCCAT